GTCTCGAGATGGTTCCCCACTTTTTTATTCTGTCCATGCCTTCGTCTCTGGCGGCACTGCAACCGGTGTTTACCAAGCCCTATCTCGTAGTGTGCGCATGAGGACTAACCCGTCAATAGATGGGAAAGTTTTCCTGTGCGCCTATCTGATGTTCCTCGGAAAGACTTGCCCATGGTCGATTGAAGCTGGCCGCTTCAATTTTAACACTATTAGCGCCGTCCCTTATCTCCCATTGCAAAGCTCCGGTTATTTCCCAGTTGAGCCTGTTATCTTTGCCTCTGATGATCTCGAAATAAAGTTTAGTAACTTCACCAAGCAAAAGTTTGCACATGGCCTAGCGGTTGAGATGCTTTTGGAGCTTGTTGATGAGGTCAAAGAAGGTATAAAGAACAAGGTTTATGATGAGAATTGGTTTCCAACTTTTATTAGCAAAGTCAGTGTTAAGCCAGAGGTTAGGGTTGCTGGTACAGACCCTGACAAGACTAGAATAATTTTCATTGGTTGCATGGTACACCTGTTATGCGATAAAGTCTTATTTGCTGATTTCGTGAAATCCACCTATCAGCGTCGATCTGTTATGATTGGTCACCAGTGGAAAAAAGGAGGGGCGACTCATGTGGCTAGAAAGATGGGATGGAAACGCAATGATGTCGCTTATTGTACACTCGACATCAAGCACTTCGATCAGAGTGCTCTTGCACCAATAATCTCTCTAATTTTGCTTGCTCCTTTCTTTCTTTTGAAGGATGATAATAGCGAGGACTTTAAAGTCGCCCGTGCCTTTATGCTCAAACGGGCTCATGAAATGGCTGTTAAAATTGTCAAGTGGGAAGGTTTTGATTACAGGTTTATAGTGGGCCAGGTTTTCTCCGGCCTTTTTGTTACTAGCTGGCTTGACACAGTCTATATGGAGCTCGCTGCTGATTGTTGTGCAATACTTTGTTACGAGAGATTACTGACCATTAACAAGGAACTGGCACGTGCCTTTCAGGTCTCTTTTATGCCTAGGCTACAATATGGGGATAACTCACTTTATGCCTTTGAGACCCGCTTTGTGGAGCATGTTTTCGCCGGCCGTACCAAGGAGTGCCCACTTGGACAATATCAAAAAGATATGGAAAATTATCTTGGTTTAACATTGAAAAGTTCTGAAACTTTCCTCTACTTGCCAAAGTCTGCTGACCCTAATGGCGTCAGTGATGAATCCCCGTTCTTCACACTGATTAGACCTTCTCTCTTTAATGGTCGCGTCGCAGGATTTGAGGTTATCAGGGAAGGCCCTGAGTTCTTGAAGCGTCGCTTCGTCAGGATGCTCTCTCACGGTCGGACTATTAATCTGACTGAAAGCGGGGACTTAGACAACTATTATGCTGTTGAGCCCGAGATTATGCCATGGCGCTCCGAGAGGGATTTTTTCTCAAGGATATCTTTGTCAACGACCGCCTTGGAGAATGAGGTCGATAAGTGGAGGTCAAAATACCTTGGGCTTCTTGTTGATACGATGGGCACTAACAAAGTTGCTTATGACGCTGTTCGTTCAGTTTACCTCCAAGTTTCAGGCAACGCTGTTACAAGGCAAGATGTAGTTAACCACGCCAGTGCTAATGAGAAGACACTTGAAAAAGTCCTCCACAGGACAGGCTGTTTTACCAAGCGCCTACCCGACTTCGTCAAGAGCTCAGATGCTCTTTATGAAGAATTTGTCTGGGATGAAAGGTGGAGGAATGCATGGGCAGTTAGTGGCAA